AAAGAAGCTAATGAATCTCGCATAGTTTGAGCATCGATGAGTTCTTTTAAAAATAAATAAAGATGTAGTCCTCCACTTTTTGATCGGCATGGAATAAGTGGAAGATTGTATTTCTCTATGAAGGAAGAATTTAAACTTTTAGCTAAAATTATTTCAACGTATCTACCTCCTGAATACCCATACGACGTAGTAGGAGCGGCACGAACCATTAAGCAAATAGATTTTGACGATCGAATTGATATCTTGCCTGTGGCTGATCCGAATATTTTTTCAATGACGCAGAGAATAACGTTGGCTCAAACCGAATTACAACTCGCCATGTCTCAACCGAAAATGCATAATCTTTATATGTCGTACAGAAAAATGTACGAAGCGTTAGGCGTTAAGAATATTGACCAAGTTTTACCACCCCCAGCACCCAATGCTCCTAAAGATCCGTCTTTAGAACACATTGATGCATTAGGAGGAAAGCCTTTTCAGGCATTTCCTGGTCAGGATCACAGAGCACACGTTACAGCGCACTTAAATTTTATGTCAACTAACATGGTTAGAAATAATCCAGCGGTTATGGCTGCTTTACAAAAAAATATTTTAGAGCATATTAGTTTAATGGCTCAAGAACAAGTACAATTAGAATTCAGAGAACAACTTCAACAGATACAAATGCTTTCACAACAAGCTGCACAGAATCCACAAGCACAACAACAGGTGCAAGAGATGACACAAAACATTGAAGCAAGAAAAGCAGTGTTGATTGCAGAAATGACTGAAGACTTTATGAAGGAAGAAAAGAAAATTACATCTCAATTTGATCATGATCCACTGTTAAAACTTAAATCTAGAGAAGTTGATTTAAGAGCAATGGAAAATGAACGTAAACAACAAGAAATGCAGAAAAAAACTGAAATTGATCAAGCTAAATTAGTTCAAAATAGAGATATTACTGAAGATAAACTTGAACAAAACGAAGAATTAGCTGAATTAAGAGCTGATACTTCAATTGAGAAGCAAGAAATGGCAAATGAGAATAGATTGACACTTGCTAAAATGAAACCAAAGGGTATAAGTAAATAATTATGATAAACTATAAAACAGGTGGAAAAGAATTCAAGATCCCTGAGCAAAAAAAGATAGTTGATCCTAGATCTGATACTAGTATCAGAGGAAAAAACTATATTGCTACAGGCGATAAAAACTCTGTTCCAGCAAAACAGAAAAAACCATATAAAGTAACTTGGTTCTAGTATGTGGTTCAGTGCAATTAAACTTGCTTTAAACGCAGGTAGTCACATTTACAAAAAGCGTCAAGAGACAAAAATGGCTATGGCTGATGCACAACACATGCATGCAGCTAAGATGGCCCGAGGCGAAGAGCAATACCAGGGCAAACTTTTAGAGGCTCGGCAAAACGACTATAAGGACGAGGTCGTTTTAGCGATTCTCACACTCCCCATAATAATTTTGGCCTGGGGGGTTTGGTCGGACGATCCGGCCGCTATGGAGAAAATAAAAATTTTCTTCGAGCATTTCCAGGCGCTTCCGACATGGTTTACAAATTTATGGATACTTGTATGTGCGAGTATTTTTGGTATAAAGGGAACACAGATCTTTAGAAAAAATGGATCTAATAAAAAATAAGGAGGGAAAAACATGAGAAACGACAATAAACCTTGGAAAAAAGGTATACGAGTTGCAAAACAATTTGGTGGCGCACTTGCCGGAAGATTAGGCGCAGCAGCTAGACCAATTGCTGGAGCACTTGGTTATAAAAAAGGCGCACGTGTCTATAAAAAGGGCGGAAGCGCTAAATAATGGGCTGGAAGGATATTCTAGTTAAAAAAGGAGTAGAGGGTGTAATTAAAAAAGTTGCACCTACAGTAAGTAAAGAATTAAGTCAAAAGGCCAAGGCATGGCGTGTCCGCGGATTTTTTGACCGAATGCAAAGTAAGTTAAAAACAGAAGAACAAGAAAAATTCACAAAAGCCTATAAAAAATGGAAGAAAAAGAAATAATGCCATTTAAATCAGCAAAACAAAGACGCTACATGCATGCGAATCTTCCAAAAATCGCACAGCGATGGGAAAAGAAATATAAAAAAGGTGGAAGAGTAAAAGTTAATGAAGGTGGCTATATAGGTAAAGCTATCAGAAGTGAATATGATGGAGTTAAATTATCAAATCCATCCTATGAGAAATATTATAAAGGCATGATCTAGTGGATCCCTTAGTTATCGTTGCTAAGTTACAAAAATTAATCCGAGACAATCTTCAAAGAATTGGAGACACCATGATTAGTGGTGGTGTTGACAACATGGAAAAATATCAGTATATGTTGGGACAGGCACGTACTTATCAGTACATGCTTCAGGAAATCTCTAACCTGCTAAAAGCAAAGGAGCAAAAAGATGAACAAGGAAACATTATCGACATCGGACAAGGAAGTTCCAAAACACCGAAACGCCCTTGAAGATAAGTATCAAGTAGAAGAAAAAGAACCTTTAACTCCCGAAAATATCAAAGAACAGAAATCCCAGTTACCCGCTCCTAGCGGCTGGCGACTACTCGTTTTGCCCTTTTCTCCACGAGAAAAGACCAAAGGCGGAATTCTGATCGCCCAAGAATCATTAGATAAATTACGCATCGCAACGAATTGCGGTTATGTATTGAAGATGGGTCCGTTGGCCTATCATGACAGAGAAAAGTTTCCAACGGGACCGTGGTGCAAAACAGGAGATTGGGTTATTTTTGCACGCTATGCAGGATCAAGATTGCCCATCGAAGGAGGCGAAGTACGCATCTTAAACGATGACGAGGTTCTAGGAACGATTAAAGATCCAGAAGCTGTACTTCATCATAATTAATCATAGGAGGAACTATGCCAGAAGAAAAAACAGTAGATATTGATACAACCGGCCCAGGCGCGGAGGTCAATATCGAAGAAAAAAAAGAAGTAGAAGTAATTGAACCGGTAGCAGAACCGGTCGAAGAGAAAAAAGAAGAAGTAGAAGAGAAGGTAGAAGAGAAACCAGTAGAAGAAAAGAAAGAATTAGAAGAATATAGTGAAGGAGTTCAACGGAGAATTTCCAAGCTAACGAAGAAATGGCGTGAAGCGGAACGGCAAAAAGAAGCTGCGATCGATTATGCCAAAGGAGTTCAGCACGAACACACTCAACTTAAAACAAGAATATCGAAACTTGAACCTAGATATGTAACGGCAATAGAAAGTAAAGTTGCTTCTGGATTACAAGCAGCTCAGGCAAAACTTGCAAGAGCAAGAGATGCAGGAGACATTGCAACAGAAGTTGAAGCTCAAAAAGATATTGCTAAATTAGGTGTTGAAGAAGCTAGAGTGGCATCGTTAAAAGCGAGACAAGCTGAAGCTAGAGCAAACGAGGTAAAAACTCCTACTTTAGATCAAGCGATTGCACCTCAAGCACCTGTAGATCCAAAAGCGGAAGACTGGGCAGCAAACAATAGTTGGTTTGGAAAAGATAATGCCATGACGTATACGGCTTTTGATTTACATAAAAAGTTAACTGAAGAAGAAGGATTTGATCCTAATTCTCCAGAATACTATGCAGAAATAGATAAAAGAATACGTGTTGACTTTCCGCATAAATTTGGTAATACTAAGTCTCAGGAATCGACTAAACCTACACAAACAGTAGCTTCGGCTACGCGAAGTGTTAAACCGGGTCGCAAAACTGTGAGACTCACATCCTCTCAGGTAGCAATTGCTAAAAAATTAGGTGTGCCACTAGAAGAGTATGCAAAACAATTAAAAATCACGAAGGAGGCATAAGCATATGACAGACGAAAAAAGAACTTCCCGTGCGAGCCAAACAAGAGAAAAAACTTCTCAGAAAAAAGTTTGGACTCCACCATCATCTTTAGATGCACCCCCTGCACCAGACGGGTATCATCACAGATGGATAAGAGCTGAGACTATGGGTTTCGATGATACGAAAAACATGGCAGGCAGACTAAGATCAGGATACGAGCTCGTAAGAGCTGATGCATATTCAGGATCTGAATATCCAGTGATATCAGAAGGTAAATACAAAGGGGTAATCGGAGTTGGTGGCCTTTTGCTTGCGAAGGTACCGATAGAGGTTGTTAAATCACGCGAGGCATACTTTGATGGTATGACTCAAGACGCAAATGACGCGATTGAAAATGACCTTATGAAGGAGCAACACCCAGGAATGCCAATCAACGCTGAGAGGCAGTCCCGTGTAACCTTCGGTGGAACAAAGAAAAACTAATTTATTAGCGATTCCTAAATCCAACGAATTAAATTAAATCGTACTGGAGGCCCTTCGGGGCAGGTACATTAGGAGAAAAATATGGCAAATCAAGACGCAGCTTTTGGTTTCAGACCTGTAAGATCTCTTACAGGTGGACAAATCAGAGCAGAAGAAGCTAATATTGCTAATAACTACGACACAGCTATTTATACTGGTCAAGTAGTTGAAGCAGTAACAGCAGGCGGTGTTGAAGCAGCAACAGTCGGAGACGTGCAACAAGCAGGTGTTTTCGCTGGTGTGTTTTACACTGACCCAACAACAAGTAAACCAACTTGGAGCGCTTATTATCCAGCAAGCACTAATGCTTCGGATCTTAAAGCCTCTGTATATACCGACCCTTATATTGTTTTTGAAGCACAACATGATGGTACTGGAACAGCAGCCCTGAATTATGCAGCAATGGATTTTACAGGAACTGGTGGAAGTACTATTACTGGTCAATCAACTTCGGAATTAGATACTGATACGAATGCGACTGACAATGGTTTCAAACAGATCGGAATCTCTCATGATCCCGATAACAGCGATACAGGTTCAGCTAACGTGAACGCGTATTGTGTATTTAACGTCGGTGAACATGTGTTTAAAGTAGACACGGCATTAGCATAATAGGAGTATAAAAACTATGGCAATATCACGAGCACAACTAGTTAAAGAACTAGAACCAGGTTTAAATGCACTATTTGGCCTGGAGTACAAAAACTATGCTAACGAACACTCACAAATTTTCGACACAGAAAATTCAGACAGAGCTTTTGAAGAAGAAGTTATGTTATCTGGATTCGGAAATGCGGGTGTAAAACCTGAAGGTCAAAGTGTCAACTACGACGCGGCAACAGAAACTTTCACGGCTCGTTATACGCATGAAACGCTTGCTTTAGCGTTTTCAATTACTGAAGAAGCGATTGAAGACAATCTGTATGACAGACTCGCGTCTCGTTATACAAAAGCACTAGCACGTTCAATGGCTAATGCTAAACAAGTTAAAGCAGCAAACGTTCTCAATAGAGCGTTTAACAGTTCATACACTGGCGGAGATGGTTTAGAACTTTGTTCAACAGCACACGTAATTGTTGCTGGAACAGAACAAAATGAACTATCAACTGCAGCAGACTTAAACGAAACTTCATTAGAGCAAGCAATGATTGACATTGCAGCGCTAACTGATGAAAGAGGTTTAAAAATTGCAGCTCAAGGAAGAAAAATGGTTGTTCCTTCGGCGCTTCAATTTACTGCTGAAAGATTATTAAAATCTGTCGGTAGAACTGGAACAGCTGATAATGACATCAGTGCTGTTGTATCTATGAATGTGATTCCACAAGGTTATGTGGTTAATCACTATTTAACAGATACTGACGCATGGTTCATTAAAACAGATGTTCCTAATGGACTAAAACACTTTGTTAGAGCACCAATCAAAACTGCTATGGAAGGCGATTTTGAAACTGGTAACGTTAGATACAAAGCTAGAGAAAGATACAGCTTCGGCTGGTCTGACTGGCGTGGTGTCTTCGGATCACCAGGTGCGTAATAAATAATTAACTAAGGGGCGGCCTCAAAACCGCCCCTTTTTTATTGCAAAAAAGAAAAATTATGGAAAAAGAATTCAGAATACAAATACGAGCCTATGGCTATTATGCTGATTTTATCATCAAATCTAAGGATGATAAGGACGCTATTGAGAAAGCAATACTTGACAAAGTAGGACAAAAAGATGTAAAGTGGGAAAAAGATGGATTTAGTGATTCATTAAGGAGTAAATGGATAACCTATGAGGAGGTTATAAATGACTCAAGACCTATACACTATGAAACGGTCCTTGGAACTCGAGTGGCATCAAGAGCACCTGAAGGAGGGCAGATATAATATAAATATGGGATATATCGACAAAAAAATTCAGGAAATTGTTAAACGAATTGTCACTG